GCTTATTCCGTATCGCTGTCTTCTCTGTAGCAAGAAACGCTGTTTTCTTTGCAATATTCTTTACGGACGAACTCAACAGCCTTCGCCAAGCCTTCATTTAAAGCTTCTAAAGGTTCAACAGATTCGAGTAAATCTTGTATGGAAGCTTCATTTTTATTGCTCATGAGCGAAAGCTCTCCAATCCTGTCATGCGCTCTTGTAACAGAATTTTCAAGGGACACGATACGTTCTTTTAACTCTTTGATTTCTTGGCTTCTCCCGAACATCTATTCTCCTATAAAGTTGAGGGTTCTCGACCAAGAATCTATAATTATTTCCTTTGTTTTTCCACTATCAATCAAGAAAACTCCAAAGTTTGTGATAGCAAACATTCGCCAGCCGTCTTCCTCTTTTTTAAAGCGGATACCATTGATTTGATCGACAGCTATCCAGGTTGACTCATCGTCAAAAGTTTCTATGTACTCTCTCTTTTTTGGCATTTCTCTCATTTGCGTTTCTCCTTTTTGAACAGGTCATATTGGCTTGGCATCGGGCAATGCTGTTCCAAAATCATTTTTGCGTACTCAGGAGCCGAAATCGGTTCCCCAAGTTCCCTGCTCTTTTCTATCGCCATCCGCTGAAAAAACTCAAAGTAAACTTTTTCGAGAGTGACAACCATCTTCTTTGGTTGCTTGTATTTTCGGGTTGTTTCCCTATTTTTTTGGTTGGGCATGTCTTTGAGTTGTCGCCTGTTATTTGGGTTTACCCAACGACAATTCCAAAGGCAAAAGTCTTTTGTGAGATCAATCAGCTCAATCCCTGTGCAACCTTCGGGCATTTCCCCCATGTCTTGGTAAAACCTAATGAAATCATTAACCCATTCTTGTTGAACCCTTATCCCTCTTCCTCCATACGTTCGGTAAGACTTGTGGTTTTTATTATAGCAGACACCTTTCATCCTGAGCCAAACACGATACTCCTTCGTGTCTCTCATCTTGTGTTTAGTCATAGGTTTTACATTTCCCTTTACATTATATTATTAAACCTTATTTCATTGTGGAAATTGTCGATTTCCTTTTTTTCTTACCTGCTGGAAAACCTCTTGCCTTGCTTGGTGGGTTTATACAACCCCCAGTTAAAAAATAGATTTTCTGTGCGGTTTCAGTGTCCACCGTTTTTCCGTTTTTGACCTTCCAGATAACTTGCCTAGTCACGCCTAAAATTCGTGCCAGCTCGTTAACTTCCATTCCATTTTTGATAAGCCAAGTTTCTAAATTCAATTTTCCCCCTACGTTTACATCGTCATTTTAAAGGTTTTCGGTTTTCTTGTAAATATTTGATTGTGCGAAATCCTACAGACAGGCATAATTCTCTTTACAAAGCCCACAAACACAAATAAATTGAATTTAAGGCTAAAAAATGAAAGTATTTTCAGGGGAAATTTATGATCGTAGAATTGAAGCGGAAAAGTCCGTATCGGTATTGTCACGCCTTAGAACAGCGTAGCTGGAAAAATGAATCTGCGGATCGGAGCTTCACGACCGCCAAGCCACAAGCTCCGACCCCCTGGATGAAGATCAGTTTAACACTGCCATTTCTCTGGCTCTCAGGTTTTTTCGCAGGGATCGCAACGATTTTATGGATAAAAGGGCTATAAATCAATGTTTTCAACGAAAAATAAACACTTAGAGGACTTATGACAAAAGAAGATGAAGTTAAAAAACTAATAAAAGAGATAAACCAGCAAGTTGATTCTCTGAAAATTGAAATGGCAAAAGCGACAGAAATTAGAATCAGAAAAGCTTCTTTCAATTGCTCTGCCCTTCACCGCACAAGAAAGCTATTGCTGAAGCTGGAAAAGCTAGGGTTTGAATTTCGCAAGGCGTCTGTTGCGTATCAGAAGGAGTTGAAGTCTGAGTAGTATTACAAAGGGATGACTAGAAGCCTCAACCTCTTCTAGTCAGCCCTTCAATGGGATATTATTAGGAAAATCAACAAGGAGAATACAATGAAAAAACAACTTGAAGAATTTAGTCTTGGAATAGGAACGAAATTCTTTAACTGGACTGTAATCGGAAACGAAAAAATGTTCAACGGTAAAAAATATATTTTTTGTCGTTGTGTTTGCGGTACGGAAAAAGATGTAAGAGTTTACTACCTGAAAACAGAAAGGAGTAAGGGTTGTGGGTGCGTAAGAAAAAATCCATATCCAGAATTAAAAATTAGATTTTTTGAAAAAGTAAGAAAAACAAATGAATGTTGGGTTTGGGAGGGTGCAACATCATCTGGATACGGAACAATCAGGCTCAACGGGTCTGTAAAAAAGGCTCATCGAATCTCTTGGGAAATTCATAATGGTAAAATTCCAAAAGGTAAATCCGTTTGCCATAAGTGCGACAATCCTTCTTGCGTGAATCCAGACCATCTTTTTTTGGGGACTCATAAAGAAAACATGAGAGATATGTTCAGAAAAAATAGAAGAAAAACCGCAACTTGCGAATCGGCAGGTCTTTCAAAATTAACCAAAGAACAGGTTTTAACAATTAGAAAAGAGTATAAGCCTTGGCATGTTACAACTACATATTTTTCTAATAAATATAATGTCAGTGTTTCAGCGATAAAATCAGTTGTAAGGAGGAAAACATGGAAAGAGATTTAAAGCATTACCGTAGAGTTACCGAAATCCTGAATCCCTTTACCGACTTTTCTATGATCGCGCCACATGTCTTGGAAAATGCGGCTGATCGTGGAACTCGTACTCATCATTTCTGTGAACTCTACATTAAAAATCTACTTATAGAGCCTGTGGATGAAGATTGCAAGCCATATTTTGAATCGTTCGTACAGTGGTTTGACTTCATGGTTAGTGAGGTTTTACACGTTGAGCAACGCCTTTTTTGCGATGATTGGAAAATCACAGGGCAGATTGATTTGGTCTGCAAAATTAAAGGTTCCGATACGATCTACATCGTAGACCTGAAAACCCCACAATCTACAAGCAAGACTTGGGCTTTGCAGACCGCTGCTTATCAATACTTGGCTGAGAAAAACTTCGACATCAAGATCGGTTATCGTGGTTGCTTAATGCTAAATAGGAATGGCGACCTTCCAAAAATGGTTGGGTACGATAATTATAATCGTGACAGCGATCTTTTCTTTTCAGCGTGCAAACTTAACAGCTTTTTTGGAGGGTAGATGAACACAAAAAAAAGAAAGTCTGTATTTACCACCAAAATAGAACCCCCAAACCAAGTGTATCATTGGATACCGTTTTGCAGTCTTGAAGAAATCGAATCTTTGATGGAAAAACATTTTGAGGAATCAAAAAAATTTGGAAAAGAAGGCGAAGATATTTTCGAAGTTGAATGGTTTTTCAACAAAACGCTTCAAAATGGAAAATATTTAAAAATAAAGTTTGTATTAAGTGAAGAAGAAGGAGAATAAAATTGAAAAAATGGATGAGCGGACATAAAAAACTTTGGTCAAATTTTAAGGTAGAAGAGACAGAGCCCTTGGGTTTTTGGGAAGAACTTCCTGAAAAAATAGATGAATTAGAACACCCTACAATTAGATCGTTGAAGTGGGTTTGCTTTGGTTGGGAGGATGTGAAAAACTCCAAATACCTAGAAGAAAACTATAGAAAAATGCTCCTTAATTTTGAGCGTGAACGAGACGCCTACGATGAAAAAGAAGGATTTGACAGGATGTGGTTTTTCTTCAGCACCACTTTCAAACCTGGAATGCAAGAAAGCGGAAAATTTTACCCTGTTGGTTTTGTTGGTATTCAGGAAGACGAAAAAACAAACAACGGAACCCCAACTTACCAAATAGCTTGGTTACATCCTTTTATGAGGGGATATGGTTTCATGAAGTACCTTTGCTATCATCTTGCAAAGCAAAACGCCTACGCAATGGAACCTCCTGTAAGCGTTGCAATGCAATTTGCAATGGTAAATGCAACGAACCTTTTATCCAAAAGTGAGATTGATTCTCTAAGGGACAAAACTCGGATTGTTGTTCAAAAAAGGCACAATATCGACCTTTCAAAATTTACAAATGATGAATTTGAAAAAATGGCAAGCTTGCTGAATATTTTACCAGAAGATGAGATAAACCAAAAAAATGTAGATCAATTTCTGAAAATTTTCAGAGACCCGAAGTTTATGAATGAAATGGAAAACATATTCCCAAAAGCTTTACCAAAAAGCGAAAGAGCAAAAATGATTAAAGAATACAATATGAGGGCAAACCTAAAAGCAAAAGGAGAAGATTATGAGTGAAAAATTAAATGTATCGTTTAATGCGATGCAAGACTTCGGTATTTTAGAAGATTGGGTGAATGAGTTTTTGGAAGACCACGACCCTGTTAGCATTCAAATGGGTATTCTTCCTGACGGTAGAACCCAAGTTATGATCGTACATAGGGTAAAAGATGAAAGCAAAGACGCTGATAAAAGCTCTGAGTGAGCTAGACCCAGAGCAAGAAATCTATATTCCTTCTGGCGGGTGGAGTTTTTATCCTGTTGAAAAAGTCAGAGCTTTATTCCTTGGGGAAAAAACTTCCCCTTGGGGTAAATCTTGGAAAGAGCTGGAAGACTACGAGCTTGAGGATTATGCAGACGATCCAGAGGAAGCATATTTTAAAGGGGAACCCTTTAAGGCTTTCACCCTAGAATAGGCTGCTGATTTTAAAAAAATTTTTAACAATCTAATCAAAAGCTTGACTCACGCCTTGTGCGTGGGTTTTTTTTCACTATGTTAATCTTTTTTGCTTGTCATAAATATTAACATAAGGCATAATTGTGGCATAAACGAAACGCCAAAGCTAAGGAGGCAGACAATGAAAAACCCAACTTACGAAATCTTGGATGAAGCTCTAAACGGTCTTCAACTCAGACTTGAACACTTGGTTCGTGTGAAAAGCGAAAATAAAACAGAAATAGAGCTTCTAAAACAAAATATCTCAATGATCGAGGAAGCTGTTTACATCGCAGACATGGAACTAGGGGAGGGAGAATAATGAAAAATCTTGCAAAAGACGAAGAGAAAGGAATACTTCAAGATTGCTCAAGATATGTTCGGGATTTTTATGAAAGAGCTTCTGACCATTGGTATGGCATTGAAGCAAACGAAATTTACGATTGTTATATTGAAGAGTGCAAAGAAGATGAGGTAGAGCCTTCTTTTGGTTTTTACGATATTGAAGGTGAATTAGAACAAATCAAATGGGAAGAAAAAAATACATGTGACCGTTGCGGTGGTAGGGGTTGCAACTGGTGCTTAATGGTGGGGTATTAAAATGGAAAAATTTAAAGATATATCATCTCATAAAAATAAATTAATTTACCACGATGAAAACGGTGATAAGTGGCTTGTTTACTTAGACAAGTGCGTGTTTAAGTTTTACAAATTTATACAAGGTCATTGGGGGATGGTTTTTGAAAACGTTCCTGGTTATTTAAAAAAAACAAAAAGCAGGGAGTGCAAAGAAATACACGAGAAGTTTATTGAAAAAATGAAAAACGACCCAAAATACATTTTGTTTAACAAAGAAAATGCTGAAAGAGAAAAGTTTTTTAAGCAAGCAACATGGAGGGAATTTGAATAAAGGTGGATTTAGCTGGAAAAGATTCTTCGGAATCTCAGCTCAAAAATCAAAAATTAGCAGATCAATCGGCATACCGCTAACAAAAAGCGGTCGCCAACGCAAAGCTGGTAGCGGAAACTTACTGGCTATTTTAGCAACCCTAATTTTCGACAGGAGGAAATAATGGAAGATTATAAAAAATACCTAGGGTCTTGTGAAAACTTTTCAAAAAAATACAATCTAAAATCAAATTGTTGCATTTCAAGTCATGAAGACTACGAACTCGGCTATGAGGGTTTAATGGAATTTGAAACAAGGGAAGGGTATTACCTCGTTTGCTATCCTTTAGTGAATGAGCTAGCAAATAGGAATAAAAAATGAAGAAAAAGAAGGTTCGAATAGTCTGCGGAGAATTCAGAGTTGGAGACGTTATAGAAGGCTACAAAATTTTAGAATTCGGAAGGTCTTGGAGAGGAAAAGAAGTTAGCCCTTCAGAGCTTCACTCGATAGCTTATAGGAAATGCCGTTGCGGTCGTGAGCCTATCTTTCTTTCTCACGAGCTTTGCAGGAATTGTGCTAATAGAATTCATGGAGAAGAAAAAAAATTCTGTTATGCCTATCTCGAAGATGAACCAGAAAAACAACCATCAATTTTTAAGGAGTAAAAAATGAAAAAACTAATTTTATCCCTAGCGATTTTTGGGATTGCTACCGTTAAGGGTGGCTTAACGGTACAAGAATACAACATGGTTAACAGCTATGAAAAAAGCTTTAAGGAAATGCCAGAGTTTATCAAGAAGTCTTTGGATGAAGAGATTTTAAAATACGAAAAAGAAGCAAAAGAATGGTATCCAAACTCTCCCACAATGAGAGCAATTTACACTCTTGCTAAAATTAAAACTGTAACCACAAAAATATCAGGTGAATAATGGACTTTGAAAAAACTGTACTAGGAATGATCCAAAAAAAGAAGATCAACGAGGCAAGTCAAGAACTTGAATCTCACATCGACATTAAACCGATTGTCGAAAAAGCGGAAAACTTCGAGATTGCTTGCGAACAAGATGCAAAACAGGCGTTGTCTATGTCGCTACAAGCAAGAAAACTTAAGAAAGCTTTGGAAGAAAAGCGAAGTGAAATCGTAAGACCACATATAGACTTTCAGCGTGCGGTAAATTCTTTTGCCAAAGAGTACACAGCTACGCTTGAAAAGATCGAAGAACGACTAAAAGGAAAACTGGAAATTTGGCTAGAAGCCCAAAAAACTTTCCAACCGAACTTTTGCGACCTAATGATTGAGGTAGAAGACGGAAAACTAACGCAAAAAGAGGAAATCGACTTTTGCATTGAGGATTTCGACTTAATTCCTCCCAATTATTTGAAAGTTGACGAGAAGAAAATCAAGGAAGCCATTAAGATGGGCATGCGAAACATCCCAGGAATTAAGATATTCCCCAAAAAAACCATAAGTATGAGGGTCAATAATGGATAAGCAAGAAGCAAAAAACCAAAAGAAAGAACTCACAATTGACTTCGATCTGTACGTTAAGGAGAACAAAGAGAATTTTCAGAAAGGAATCATCCAAGGTTATTCATACGCAATGAAAGCCTTAACCGTTTACCTAAACAAAAAGTGCCATATCCGTGACTTTCTAGTCGGTGAATATTCTAGCGACTGGCAACACGTTTTAAAGGCTCTTGGTCGTGAAGCTGAATGGAATGAATTTGTAGAAGAACGCAAGAAACAAGAGGAAGAAAAATGCAAAACGCCCCAATAAGAACTTTTTCTATGCCGAGAGGTCAGGAGCTTGAAGATCTGATTAACTTTTGCAAAGTGATGTCCGAATCTCCTTTCTACAGGAAGTTAGGAGCTGGCGGTGTGATGTCTATCATTCTTACAGCGAAGGAGCTTAACCTTCCGATGATGCCTTGCCTCAATGGAGGAATGCACAATATTGAAGGTAAAGTTTCCCTTTCCGCTCAATTGATGAACGCTTTAATCCTTATGCAAGGTCACGAAGTAAAGCCGATTGAAATCTCTAAAGTGCGTTGCGCCTTGAAGTTCAAGCGTAAAGGCGAGGATGACTGGCAACAGTTTGAATACACAGCTCAAGATGCGAAGGAAGCTGGATACATGAACAAAAATAACTGGCGTAGCCACCTCAAAGATATGCTGTATTGCAGATGTTTAAGTGGTGGGGCAAGGAAGTTCATGCCAGACGCTTTGATGGGTTGCTATATAGAAGGCGAGATGGGTGACGACAAGCCTTTCAGCGGTGTAGAAATCCCACAAATTGAAGAAGAACAAGTTCAGCCAGAACAACCAAAGCAAATCGAGCATGTCAAAAGTGAAAAATATGATGAGTTCGTAAAAAGGCATGGTCTAAAAGTTGACGGTCTTAAGAAGGTCTTTTTTGATGAAGTAATGGCTGGGACTAACAAATCAGAAGTTCAAATCATCAATCATGCGATTGAGAATGAAAAGAGCTTTGAGTCTGCGTACCAAAAATGGATGGAAGCCAATGGGCACACAGACTCTAATGATCGGGAAGCTCAGGAGCAGGATGATTTTGAAGAAATTCAGGACTGAGATCAACATCTCGTCCTGTCCAAACTTGTATAACCCACTCGATTGCTTGTTCGAGTGGGTTATCATAACCAAAAGCCAACATACTTCCGTATGCGATAACAATCAGCCATCCAAGAGCCAAAAATTTTAAGCGATTATCCTTAATCCAAGCAAGCATAGTTATACCTATTTTCCGCTATAACCCTATATAACTTGATATAACTCCATACATAAGGCTGTTATGTTCGGAGTTAACCTACTATGTTCGGAGTCTTAACTTCTAAGTTTGGGTCTTGGTCTTGTGTTTGCTCTTGATCGAGAAGGTCTTTAGGGTTGCCGACACTGCTTACATTGGTGAAGTTAAATGTACAGCAAGAGCTAAGTAGTACCAAACTAAGAACTTGAAGAATTTTTCTCATCTTGTTGCCTTTTGTATTCAATTGGAGTTATGTTCCCTTCTTCGATTTCCGCTATGAAAATCTTAGACTCATTGATAATCTGTAAAAGAATTTTTTCCAAGTTGTCTATTTTGTCTCTAAGCTCATTAATTGAACCTGTCATCATAGAATAAGAATTGATAAGGCGTTGCTGTTCCAGCATGGTGCGTTTGGGTGCGCAATCTTTAACAGTTTTCAGTTTTCCAGTACTACTTTCTTCCCAAAAAGATTCTGTGTAGTTTGGGCAACCCTTCTCTGAATCACAGAAACCTGACTTCACAAAACAGCAATTATCTCCGCAACTAGTGCCTTCCACGAATACAACCCCAATACATAATGGCTAACATCAACATCAATGATAGCTGAATTCCTGCTAAAACGCCTAGAACGAAAGTAACTGAGCTATAAACCATATCAATTCTTTCTAAGTATGACTCCAACATTAGCTCTTGGCCTCCAAGTATTCCCGTGATTGTGGGCTTGGTTTCCTCCTGTAGAGCTTGTAGCCCAAGGTTTTGAGTCTTCACTCAAGCTTTGCCTATAACCACGAACTCTGTTTCCTGTCCCAGTTGTTGCCCCTGTACCATTAACTGGGTGTGTATGGGATGGGAGTTCGGCAACGGTTAAAGCGTGACCTTCCTGTTGCCAATTACCAGCTTCAACACCACCAGTAACATACTCGAGCCCTCCTTTAACAGCTAAAAGAGTGTCACCTGTCGTAACCAGTGACCAGCCAGCTATCGTTGCATTAGCATAAAACCACATTTGAGTTCCGCTAGGAAAGCTGATTTGATCGTGTCTGATTTGATAGTTAACCCCTCCCCTAGCGATCACCATTAAATCAGAGGCTGCTGCATCAGAAGGAAGCGGAGCCAGACCTGCGATGTTTATGTTCCGCAAAAGGGCTACAGTAACCTTCTTGTCCACACCGCCTGCGTTTCCAGGCTGTCTAAGCAACACTAAATCGGTATCATTAGCGACTGTTGCTGAATTAAGATCGGGTATTGTTGGACTGCTCATTTATCCCCCTACGGAATTGTCTTCATCTGACCATTAATAATATAGTTACCAGAACCGCCTGACGCTGTCAAAATCCCAGCAACGGAAATTGTCGAAACTGTCAAAGTTGAGCTTGCTATTGTTGTTACTGTGATCGGTGCGCCTGGGCTCGGTGGGACGTAAGCAATCCCTTTGAAATAGTTAGCAGGTGTTGTGGTGTCAATCACTGTGATCTCACACATACCGCCTGTAATCACATCGGCGATTGGGTCTGTTCCTGAATTGTCAACTGTTCGAGACTGGCTTTCCTGCTGATCTAACCATTGTATCCAGCGATTTGTGTATCTTCCTAGCCAGTTAAACCAATTTCTAGGTGGGTATTCCAGCCTATCCCAACCGTTTAACTGTTTTTCTGGTGGTGGTTCGATAACATTGTATTGTCCGCTTACTGGGTCAACAACGTCATTTTCTGCCCAGACTGGGTAGTCACTTGGCTTATTTACCATTTTTAAGGCTCCTATACTTTTACGGTGCTTGGGCTACAGACCCATTGTATTGTATGACTTCACAAAGTTGTCCTGCTCCTGTTGTGTCGATGTCAGGGGTTCCGTATTCTGCAAATCCTCCCCCTTCAGGGTTAACTGAAAACTGGGAGGCGTTCACATAAAGCAAGTCAGTTGTGTCTAATTCTAAGTTTACTAGTTGGCTTGTGTCGGCTGGGTCTGTAACATAAAGGAGTTCAAATTCCGCATCAGCACCAAAAACGAAAGGCACATCAATCCCATATGTCGCTGTTATAGGAACATACTGAACCCCTGCTGGGCTTGCCATTTGAATAGCAGTAACTAATTCTTCAGGTGGTTCAGGAAAGGTTGTTCCATTTGTAATCATCTGGTATGCGGCAGGATAAAACTCGATATAGCGGACTCTTGTTGCGTCCGTCAAAAACTTGAGGATTGCAATGACTTCTTCTGGTGTTCCTGTTCCTTGGTTGATAAAAACCTGAAACTTTAAACGCTCCCTATAATCGTCATCGCTTTCACCGTCATTTCTTTCAAGACCTAGTATTTGCCCTAGCCCATCAAGTTGAACACCCACAGCGGTATCCAAATTGCGTTGAGAGCGAAGCTCTTCAAGCACATCTTCAACATCCTGAGCAGACAAGGCAAACGACTTAATCAACTTTTGGAAATTTGTTAAATCTCCACTTGGTGTTGTTCCTTGAAATTGCCCTGCTAAAAGAGCTAAAACTCTGTCAACGATGTTTGAAATATACGCCATTAAACCACCTGTGCGCTCGTTCTAGTTAAGCTGAATACAGCGATTTCGCTTTCACCTATACTAATGTCAGAAGTTCCAAAACTTGGACTGTCGCCTTCATTCAACGTTGAAGCTATCTGCATGTTTCCGCTGGCAATACCTGTGACTGTGAAAATTTGGCATAGAACTCGTTGGAATAGCACATCTTCACCTATTCCTAAAGTTGATCCATAATTGACAATTGCTTGTTTAACTAGTGACACTCCGTTAGAAGGGAAAGTTTCTTCGTCATACAGTGTTAAATCCACATCTACCCATATGTAAATTGGTGTCGGACGACTAAAATTCATTACCTGCGGATCGCCTTGAGAATCAGTGATTGTGAAGTTTGTGTTTCCAAAAGTTTGAATTCCAGCTGGCTTCGTTTCCCAAATCTTATTAGCTACATCTTCATCAGTTCCACCTTGAACTACCGCTTCAAATGATTTTGGGAACCTTCCCCCTGTTATATTGACATCGGCTTGGCTTGCCCCTCCTGTAACAGGAGAAGCTGTGATTGTAATCTCATAACCCTGATTCATCTCGACCGTCAGAGTCCTGTTTCCTGTCCCCCCAACAGTCACAACATCTATCCCCTCCACACCTTCAAGCTGCACTTCAATTAATTGCATTGTGTTTAAGTGTGTAGAGGTAAAAGTTATTGTAGGTAAAGGCGTTCCATTTACAGTAAAGGTGATTTGGTTGCTCGTCACAAGGTCAGCAGAAAAAATAATGAGAATGTCTTCTTCTGTCATTGTTCGGTTTTCAAAAATAAAAGCTTGTGTAACGCCTGAAACCTCTTGCAAAAGTCTTGCCCGAATTGCTTCAACAGTCGCCGCACCGAGGATATTGATTGAATTCTGACGTCTTAAACGCAACTCAGCATCAGTTTCAATTTCTCTTCCTGTAACTCCTGCTTTCAAATTCGTAATGCTTTCCCATCCTCCAATCGGAGTCAGAATTTCAGTAAGAGAACCAATAGGAGCAGGAATCACACCGAATTCAGAAGCCAAGAATATGACAGGACTAGAAACACTTTGAACCGTCATATTAGTAGAAATTGAAAGGCTGTAAGAAACTTCGGAATCATTGGCAAGGATGTCAAAAGTGCCGTCAAGATTATCTGTCGCAGTTACAGGCTCTGAACCGTTATTCATAACTGCGACGATCCCAGCAACTATCGTGTTAATGGCCGAGGGTTGCAAGACGGAAATCGCCGCATTGGGCTGTGTCGCACCACCTGTCGTTTCCACGAAGTCAACGGTCACTTGGTATCCGCTGGCTGGTACGATATCAATTCTTTGGTCAATCGTTACAGGCTGGCTTGCGCCTCCTGTTGTGATGATAGAATCCACAAGGAAGGTTCCCTCGTCAACTGGGACGATAGTTATCTCTCTTGTGTCCGTGACTGTTGCGCTCGTAACGCTCGCATCCGCTTGTATTGCGCTCGCAAGATCGCCTATTGTTGTAGCTTGGTCTGAATTAAAAGGTACTGCGGATAGCGGTACTCCGTTTAGGGTGGCAACTATTGAGTTAGAAGCCACGAAGTCGATATCAAAATTCACAACCAACCCGATACGAGCGGTAGCTGAGGCAACTTCCGTTAAAGCCTCAATCGCAGTAACTAGGTCGTCTATTGTTGTTTGGCTGTCTGTATTGAATGGGACTGGGGCGAGTTCGTTTCCGTTTATAGAGGCTACAATTGAGTTGGATGTCACAAAAAGATCATCAAATTCAATTTTAGGGAGGCTGTAAAAGAAGCTATTTCCATTGATCGCCGCATTGTAAATCTGACTAGCCAAGGCATCAACGGAAACTGTCGTTAAAACAGCATTCGTGCTTGTTATTGTTGTGTCTGATTGGGCATAGAAAGTTTGATTTGTGCTAGGTTGTCTTGCCAATGCTCCTGCGGTAATCAAAGTAGACTCAAATCCAGTAGCAACCCCTATTACCGAAGTTCTTTCGGCTGGTAGCCTTGTTATTCCATTCAAGGCAACAACGAAATCCAGAGCCACACCTTCGGCTGTATTTGGGTATTGGGAATAGTAAACGTCTTCCATTTCCTCCCAAATATCAGCGAAAGCCTTAGCCATCACACCAATAAATTGACCAAAAACAGACTGAGGCTGGACGTTGATATCGCCAAATTCAGCAATCAGGGCATTTTCTTCTTCTGCGGTGATATCTGCTAGGCGTTTTTTATTGAAACCTTGCGGTGTCAGACCGTATGTCATGGTAATTCAACCTCCAATTCAATTTCCCCTTCATCTGCTAATGCACTAAAATTAACAGAAAATTTTCTTAAACTCGAATCAAACTCAGAAGAAAAGGAAGTTATTTCATTTATTGTGTCTGTATTTAAGATTTCTTGCTTTATAAGGCTCTCAACACGAATCTGATTAGGAGACTTTATAAAGATATCCTGATAATACGGTATTCCAGCTTCGGTGTCGAGATACCATTCACCAAGAAAAAATCTAAGACGAATCGCTAGGTTTTGTGCAACTTGATCAATACCGTCAGTCAAAACAAGGT